TGAGGGACGTTATGGCGAACAGCCGTGGCATCTACGGAGGCGCCTCCACGATCACCGTAAATGCTGGCGGCGTCGGTGTGTGGGTGTCAGTCACCTGCTGCCTGATGATGCTGGTGGGCGGCTTGATCGCGGGTTTGTGGATGGTCAGCGACCGCGCCGAGATCCGTGCCCAGCTAAGAGAGCGACGCGACGGCGAGAACGCCATTCGCGCCTATATCAACACGGGCATCCTCAAGCCCCAGAACAGCAAGGACAAGAGCGATGCCGAGTGAAGAAGAGACCATCATCATTGGTGGCGGCAAGCAGCAGGCGCGTTCTGGCCTTCTGCCGAGTGGCCTGATGCCGATCCGCGACACCCTCAAGCACTACAGTACCTGGGCGCTGGCCGTTCTGGTGGCCTCGCCGGACCTGTACCAGGCCGCCAACTCGCTGGGCATGCTGGCTGACGAAGCGATGCCGCAGGCGGTCGTGTGGTCGATCCGCGTGGTTGCAGGCGTCGGCCTGATCGCCAAGTTCATCAGCCAGCGGAAGCCGCAGGCCTGAGATGAGCATCCTGTCCCGTGTCCTGCTGGGAGCTGTACTGCTCCTGGCAGGAATCGCCGTGTGGCAGCGCGGGGCAGTGGCTCAGGTAGAGCGCGCCCGGGACAACGCACAGACGGCCAAGAAGGTGGCCGAGCAGGAACGCGACAACGCCATCGCCGTGATCGCGGTCGAGCGTCAGCGGGTAAAGCGGGCCGAGGCAGTCGCAACCCAGTACGAGCAGGAGAAGGCAGATGCTGAATCGAAAGGCGCGGCTGTCGCTGATGGCCTGCGCTCTCGTGCTATCCGGCTGCAAGACCGCTGGGCAGGCTGTGAGGCCCGAGTGTCCGACCTTGCCGCCAGCCCCGGCCCCGTTGATGACAGAGCCGACGACCGAGCAGAAGGTGCGAGCGATCTTGTTCGAGCCGCAGCAGAAGCCGACGCCCAGATCCGCGGACTCCAAGCTCTGATCCGTTCCGACCGAGAGGCTGTAACCCCGTGATCGTTGCCCAGACCTCCTATCAGGCCATCCGTGGTGCTGATGTGGCATGCCAATGCTGGTTGAGGGATGAGGCAGGGCGGGTGGATGCGTCTGGGCTGAGTCTGGAGGTTGAGGCCGTGGCTTATGGACGCAAGCACGTCCAGGCAACTTGGCCCGCTACCGGCAACAACCAAGGCCGAGTTCAATTCACAGTCCCCAATGGGCACAAGCTCAACGGCGGCCTGTATCAGTTAAGGATCCGAGTCGAGCCGTCTGGCGAGCTGGTGAGCCTTGGCCTGCTGGAGATTGTGTGATGACTGGGCGCCCGAGTGACTACCGGCCCGAGTACTGCGCCAAGGTTATGGAGCTTGGCCGCGAAGGGAAATCGGTTGTCCAGATGGCCTGCGCCATTGATGTTGTGCGAGACACCCTCTACCAGTGGTGCAAGGATCACCCTGAGTTTTCCGACGCCTTTACGCGTGCGCGGCAGCTCAGCCAGGACTGGTGGGAGACACAGGCCCAATGCGGCCTGACAGCGGAGCGGTTCAATGCCTCCCTGTGGTCCCGTTCGATGGCTGCGCGCTTCCCTGAGGACTATCAGGAGCGCAAGGGGATCGAACTGACCGGCGCCAAGGGTGGCCCGGTGGAAGTGTCAGTCGAGGTTAAGAAGATCGTTGTAGCTGGGGTGGAGCCCGTCCGGGAATGAGTGAGCTGCGGCTGGAGGTTCCGGCTGCGATGCTTCCATTCTGGACAGAGAGACGCCGCCATAAGATCGCCCGAGGCGGCCGAGGTTCGGCTAAGTCGTGGTCCATCGCCCGGATGCTTGCCACGCGCGGGATCATCCAGCCGACGCGCTGGCTGTGTTGCCGAGAGACGCAGAAGTCCATCAAGGAGTCATCGCTTCGCCTGCTGGCGGATCAGATCCAGTCGTTGAACCTGGGCTATTACTACGATGTGCAGCAGCAGGCCATCAAGGGCCAGCCGGGTACATCGGCTTCCGAGAGTGAGTTCGCCTTCGCTGGCCTCAAGGAACACACGGCCGACTCAATCAAGTCCTACGAGGGCTTTGATGGGGCGTGGATCGAGGAAGCCCATTCGGTGAGTGAGCGGTCTGCCACTGTGCTGATCCCCACCATCCGGAAGCCAGGTTCTGAGCTGTGGTGGTCCTATAACCCTGAGCAGGAAGAGGACTACGTCCACCAGCTCGCGGCGATGGATGACCCGGACACGCTGGTCATCACGATCAACTGGCGCGACAACCCCTGGTTCCCATTGGAGCTAGAGAAGGAGCGGCAGAAGCTGCAGCGGATCAACTCTGACCTGTACCAGCACGTCTGGGAGGGCCAGTGCCGCAGTGCTGCAGGCTTGATGTTCAAGCGCGACTGGTTCCAGTTCTACGACGTTCTCCCAAGCCGCCTCAATCTGTATCTGGCGAGTGACTACGCGGTCACTCCGGATGGGGGTGACTACACGGAGCATGGCGTCTGGGGTTTGGCGTCGACCGGCGATCTGTATGCGGTTGACTGGTGGTACGGCCAGACAGATCCGGCTGAATGGATCGACGCTTGGATCGGACTCGTTGGGCAGCACAAGCCGCTGGCAGCCTTCGAAGAGAAGGGTGTGATCCTGCGGGCGGTCGAATCCTCGATCACCAAGCGGATGCGGGAAATGCAGACGTTCGTTCGCCGCGTGGCCCTGGCATCAGCGGGCAGCAAGGCTGAACGGGCATTGGGCTTCGCGGCCCGCGCGTCAGCTGGAACTGTCTACCTGCCGCGCCTGCCCTGGGCGGTACGGCTGCTGAACCAGCTTTGCGCGTTCAACGGCGAAGACGGTCGCCAGGACGATGGCGTCGATGTCTGCAGCCTGATCGGGCGCGGACTCGACTCCATGGCAAACGCAGCTCCGGAACAGTCCGGGCAGCAGAAGCGCCGCATGCGCGACTACGACATCAACCACGACGAACCTGACAGCTGGAAGACTGTATGACCGAGAGCGACAACCAAATCGGCCATGCCGAGCTGCTGCAGCAGTTCAGGGAGGCCGACGATACGTCACGTTCGGCACGCGAGCTATCGGAGCGTGACCGCGACTATTACGACGGCAAGCAGCTGTCTGGCGAAGAGATCGAGGCGCTGAACAAGCGCCGCCAGCCGCTCGTCGTCAGCAATCGCATTGCCCCGAAGATCGACGCCCTGATCGGGCACGAGAAGCGTATCCGGACCGACCCGCGCGCCTATCCCCGCACCCCGAAGCATGAGGCTGAGTCCGAGTCGGCCACCGACTCGATCCGCTACGTGTGTGATGCCAATCGGTTCAGTCAGATCCGGTCGAATGTGGCCGAGAACCTGTTCATCGAGGGCGCTGGCGGCGCGACGGTTACGGTCAAGGCGAACGGCGACGTGCTGGACGTGGTCATCAGCAACGTCCCGTGGGACCGCTTCTACTGGGACCCGCACAGCCGCAAGCGTGATTTCTCGGATGCGTCTTACCTTGGCGTCGTCCTGTGGATGGACGAGCAGGACGCAATTGCGCTGGCAGGCCCAGATGCTGATCGATCCGACGTGGAGTTGATCATCCAGGGGTGCTACAGCAGCACGGCGACCAGTGGTGACACCTACGATGACCGGCCGCAGTTCGTGTGGGGTGACCTTAAGCGCCGCCGTGTCCGTGTCCTGCAGCACCGGTTCAAGCGTAAGGGTGAATGGCACACCGCCATCATCTGTGGTGGCGGGTTCCTGCGTGACCCCCAGGTCTCGCCCTATGTGGACGAGAAGGGCATCCCGCAGTGCGACCTGATTGGGACCTCGGCCTACATCGACCGCGAGAACAACCGCTACGGCGTGGTGCGTCGGATGATCTCCCCGCAGGACGAGATCAACAAGCGCCGGTCCAAGGCGCTGCATCTTCTGAACAGTCGGCAGGTGATCGCAGAGAAGGGCGCTGTCGATGACCGTGAGCAAGCCCGCCGCGAGATGGCCCGTCCAGACGGCTATGTTGAAGTCAACGGTGGCATGCGGTTTGAGGTTGCCGACGGCATTGCCTTGGCGGCTGGGCAGTTCAACCTGCTGCAGGAGGCTAAGGCCGAGATCGATGCCAGCGGTGTGAACCCGGCTATCGAAGGTGATGCCAGCGCCCCGAGTGGCCGCGCCCAGGAAATGATGATGGCCTCCGGCCTGGCTGAGATGGCGGGCGTGTTTGAGGCGCTGCGCGACTGGAGCTGGGAGGTCTACCGGCAAGTATGGTTCCGCATCCGGCAGTATTGGACCGACGAGAAATGGATCCGGGTCACCGATGACGAAAGGAATATGCGCTGGGTGGCAATCAACCGCCCGATGACGCAGGCGGATCTGATGATTGAGCAGGCTGAGCAGTCGGGCCAGCCATTGGACCCGCAGCAGGTTGCGCAGCTCCGCGCCGATCCGATGATGCAGCAGGTGTCCGTCCAGAACCCGCTGGGTGAGCTGGACGTTGATCTGATCCTTGAGGACGGCCCGGACTCGGTCAACCTGCAGAGCGAGCAGTATCAGTCGCTTGTTGATCTCAAGAAGGCGGACCCGGCATCGATCCCAACACGGATGATCATCGAGGCCTCCAGCCTGCGGAACAAGGATCAGATCCTTGAGCATCTGGACAGCGGCGGCATTCCGCCCCAGGTCCAGCAGCAGATGCAGGAAATGCAGCAGGCGCTCCAGCAGGCGCAGCAAGCCGTGCAGGAATCCGAGCAGAAAGCTCAGGAGGCCCAGGCAGACAACGCCATCAAGGTGGCGGAGCTGAACCTGAAGCAGCAGGAGCTTGCCATCCGGCAGGAGGAGCTTGGTATCGAGAGATACCGAGCCGAGACAGAGCGACTAACGGCCATTAGGCCGGATCCAGAACCCCAACAGACCCCGCCACCGAGCGGGGTTTTTGTTGGCTGAGATGTGCCCTTTGGGGCGGCGGACGCGCACGCACTGGCGCGAATCGTGACGACGGCGAACGGTCGGTAGGAGTGATCAATGAGCAACGAGAACCGCGATTTCCTTGATGAACTGGTGACTGCCGAGGAGGCCCCGTCCACTACCGAAGCCGAAGAGGCTGTCCAGGGCGAGCAGCAAGAGCAGCAGCAGACGGTCGAGCAAGTACAGCAGCCGGAAACCCCGGCGACCGAGGCGACGACGGCCACGGAGATCAAGGAGCCGCAGACGGTTCCGCTTGCTGTCGTTATGGCAGAGAGGGATAAGCGGCAGCGCCTAGAGCGTGAGCTGGCTGAAGAAAGGGCGAAGCATCAGGCCCAACAGGCACCGGCACCCAGCTACTACGAGGATCCAGAGGGCTATCTGGCCCGCGCACAGAGCGACATCGAGCAGCGGGCAACCGCTCGTCTCAATGCGGCACTTGAGGCGCAGGCAAGAGAGCAGTACCCGGATTACGAAGAGAAGCTGGGTGTCGTCATGGAACACGCGCAAGGAAATCCCGCCATTGTGCAGGAAATCATGACTGCGCCAAACCCAGCAGTGGCCGCCTACAAGATGGGCCAGCGACTGTCGGAGTTCCAGCAGATGCAGGACCCGGAAGCCTATCGAGCCAAGGTCGAGGCAGAAGTAAGGGCCAAGATCGACGCCGAGAACAAAGCTCGTGCCGACCAGCGGCAGAAGGCTGCCAGCGAAATCCCTCCTGACCTATCCCAAGCCCGGAACACGCGGGGTGAATTCACCCCGAAGTCCGACGTTTTTAACGAGCTATTCAAGGGGTAACAGGAAATGACCAACACCACCATCTCCGCAGCCGTCCGTGCCAAGCAGTGGGACGACAACTTCTTCATGGAGTATGTCCGCGCCAACCGCTTCAAGCGCTACATGGGCACCAGCGAGAACAGCATCATCCAGGTCAAGAACAACCTGACCAAGAAGAAGGGTGACGCGATCACCATCAACCTGGTCGGTGCGCTGGATGCCGATGCTGGCCCGAACACCGGCACCACCACCCTGGTGGGCAACGAAAAGGCCCTGCCGAACGACGGCCACAAGGTGACCATCGGCGTGGTCCGTGACGCCACCGTGGTCAATGTCGAGGAAGAGCAGGCTTCGGCCTTCGATGTCCGCGATGCCGGTCGTCAGGCGCTCAAGGACCTGTCCATGCGCTACCTGCGCAACGACATCATCAAGGCGCTGGGTTCGGTCCAGGGCGTTCCGTACGCGACCGCCAATGCCACCCAGAAGAACTCCTGGACTGTCGCCAACGTGGACCGCGTCTTGTTCGGCGATGCCGTCGCCAACTACAGCGCCACCCACGCCACCGCGCTGAACAACGTGACGGCAGCCATGACCTTGACCCGCGATACCGTCTCGCTGCTGCGCCAGATCGCGCAGGAGGCCGAGACCGTCAACGGCGACGGCATCCGCCCGTTCACCTACGGCGAGGACGAAGAGACCTACGTCCTGTTCGTCAACTCGCGCGCGTTCCGTGACCTCAAGAAGGATCTCGAAACCGTCCACAAGGATGCCCGCGAGCGCGCCCTGAGCAACCCGCTGTTCACCGGCACCACCTCCCTGTACTGGGATGGCGTCGTGATCCGCGAGATTCCGGAGATCGGCAACTTCAACAACACCGCAACCACTCCGATCCCGGTCACTCCGGTGTACCTGTGCGGCGCGCAGGCGCTGGCCGTGGCGTGGGCGATGACCACCAAGACCACGCTGCGCAAGGAAGACGACTACGGCTTCCAGTACGGCGTCGGCTTCATGGAGCTGCGCGGCGTCGAGAAGGTGCTGTGGGGTCAGGGCACCACCGCTGCGAAGGACTGGAGCGTGGTCACCGGCTACGTGTCGGCCCCGGCAGCGGCGTAACGGTTGGGAGTATGGGGCGGCGGGTTGTCCGTCGCCCCTCTTTTTCGGAGAGAGCATGGCCACGTATAGCCGCGAAGAACTGGTGCGGCAGGTCCTGCTGCGCCTTGGTGTTCTTGACGCCGACGAGGCTCCGGAAGCGCGGGATGCTGCCGACGTTGGCCGCATGGCTCAGGCGGTAATGGAAGATCTCTACACCGAGGGGAAGCTGCCATTCGACATCGATGGCGACATTCCGGCGCGCTACCTCACGCACCTGAGCTATGTCATTGCTGAGCCGCTGGTGGCCGATTACGGCGCGCTTGCCCGTGAGGCGACCATCGCCCGCAATGCAGAAATCGGGCGCAAGGCGATCAATCGCCTGAACGCGACCACCTACCAAGGCGCAGTCGTGCCTTCGGACTACTTCTAATGCGCGCCCAGCCCGTAGACCTTATTGGCGGCGTCTACAAGGACAGCTCGCTGCCGTGGTCGTGCCAGGACACGGTGAACTGGCTGCCGGTGATGGCGGAGGTAAGCGGGACTCGGACCGTGTCCAAGTTCTCGACGCCTCCGGGCTTGCAGCCGTTCCAGAACATCGGCAGCGGCCCGATTCGTGGCATGCACGACTGCGAAGGTCTGCGACTGATCGTGTCGGGCCGGATCCTGTACCGGATTGGCGATGACGGTATCGGCGTGCCGCTGGGGACGATCCCTGGCGTTGGCCGCGTGCAGATGACGCACAACCAGTTCAGCACTGGCTATCAGGTGCTGGTAGAGAACGGGCAGGGCGGTGGCGGGTACGTCTACAACACGGTGGACAACACGTTCGCCAAGATCACGGACGAGGCCTATCCGGGCTCGATCTCGTCGGACTTCCTAGACTCCTTTGTGCTGGGTGTCGAGCCGCTTGGCCGGTACTGGTTCCATTCGAATCTGGCGAATGCGACCGACTACAACAGCCTTGATCGGCAAGAGGCTGAGGCGTCGCCCGACAAGATCGTGGGCCTGGCGGTCAGCCAGTTTGAGGTAGTTGTCTTCGGTCAGCGCACGATTGAGTTCTTCTTCAACAGTGGGCAGACCACTGGCACCTTCCAGAACCGACGCCAGTCGATCACCCGTGGCTGCGCCTCGCGCCACACGATCAAGAAGCTGGACAACACCCTGTTCTGGCTGGGCGATGATGGCGTTGTGTACCGGCTGGATGGCTATGCGCCGCGTCCTGTGTCCACGCGCGCTCTGGAGAAGTCCTTTGCCCAGTCCAATTGGGCTGAGGCCATCGCCCACGTGTGGGAGGATCGGGGCCATAAGGTCTACTACCTGACCTTCCCTGACGGCCAGACCTTCGGCTATGACGTGATCTCGGGGCTGTGGCACCGCCGCGAGTCGTTCGGCCTGCAGCGCTGGCGTCTGAACCACACGATCAAATGGGGCCGCGACTGGTTCGGCGGTGACTTCCAGAATGGCCGCATCTGGCAGTTGGATTGGGACTACTTCCTTGAAGGCGACCAGCCGATCATCAGCGAGCGCGTCTCGGGCGTCGTCTCGGACAACCAGAGTTCGCTGGTCATCCCCAACGCGGAACTGATCTTCGACACCGGCCAAGGTCCTGGCACCACGCCGATCACCTTCCCGGTGCAGCCTACAGCTCCTGTCGTCACTGGCGCTGCGCCGGACGGCTTCGTCAACTTCCCGTACACCTTCACCTACACGGCGACGGGCGGCACGGGCGCACGCAAGTTCTCGGTCCATTCGGACACGGGCGGCTCCGTCCCGGGCGTGACCATCGACGCCAACACGGGCGTTGCCACGTTCAGCGCTGCATCCGCTGGCACAACCCGCTTCTACGTCCGCGCCACCGACTCGTTGGGCATCTGGGGCGAGGTCTACGACACGATTCAGATTGCGGATCGGCTGCCGTTCCTGGATATGGCTGCTTCGTTCCTAGGAACTTCGGTTGCTGCTCTTCATTACGATGTGACCAGTAAGGTGATCACCCGAGAGGCATTCGCAAATGTCTCTGGAGGGTCAAATGACCGTGGTGCCGCTGTAATTGGCGATGTCTACCTATCCGGAAACGCAACATCTCCATACGTATTCGCGTGGAAGCGTAGTGGGGCAGCGATGGCACCAATGGCGGCACCTGTTTCTCCGCCAACTGGGCCAACTCAAACGATATCTGTCTTTGGCGATGTTTTGCTGGTTGGTCACGCAACGTCGCCCTACCTGAGCGCCTACAGGATCAACCAGACGACTGGCTTCGCCAGCAAGTTCCCTGCTCCAGCCATCCCACCGCCAGGAACTGTCTTTGGCGTGAAGATGCATCCAAGCGGTCAGTACGTTGTGGTTACGACACAGCTTCCTCCATACGCCATTGCCTATCGCTGGGACAGCAATACCGGATTCGGCGAAAGACTAACTTCGCCAGCGATGACTGGTTGGTCTACGGGGATCGCCTTCAACGAATCTGGCACCCATGTTGCTATCGCCAGCTACTCAGCTCCTAGCGCACGGATCTTCCAGTGGTCTGATGGTTTTGGAGTTTTGGTGAGCACTGTCCCCGATAATCTTGGGTCTGTCGCGGTAGCTCTGTCCGACAAGGCTGGTCTGTTTGTGGCTGGTTCGGAAAGCGGCGGCTCAAATGCTCGCGTGTATCGCTGGAGCGCATCAGCCGGCATTGGCGCGCAGATCCCCAACCCGCCCAACTTCGTATCAGTCGCTCGATCTATTGCCATATCGTCCGATGGCAAGGTTGTCGCCCTTACGTCTACCGCCAATGATGGTCTTGGCCTGTGCGAGTGGGACAAAGACAGTGGCGTACTTTCCTCGCCATCCAAGTTCGGAACTACTGGCGGATTATCCGTCCAATTCAAGGCATAGCCATGGCCGACACAGATCACTTTGTAGAGGTCTGCTACAGCGTCGATGGCGGCGCGACCTGGAGCAACTGGAAGCGCAAGAGCATTGGCGCTGTTGGCGAGTACGGGAAGCGAGTGCGGATCTTCCGGACTGGTCATTCCCGGCAGCGTGTATTCCGCATCCGCGTTTCCTCGCCGCGCAAGCATGACCTGCTGGGCGCGGTCCTGACGGTTGAGCCGACGGACGACTGATGCACATCTCAACGGCCCCCGACTTCCTGGAGGCCGTTGCGAACCACCCGAGGGTCTATCCGTTCGTGTCCTGCAAAGGGTGCGGAGAGATTCGCTTTGGCGACGGCTGGGAGGACTGCGTCGGGATTGAGTTCGGCGAGGCGGGCGGATTCGTCTTCCATCGCCGCGCGCCCGGCGCATACGAGGTTCACACCCTGTTCCTGCCCCGAACTGCGGGGACGCTGGAGTACGCCAAGCAGGCGCTCGATCACATGTTTCACGTCGAGAACGCCGAATGGATCGGGACTCAGGTCGCCCGGGACCTTCCGCACGTCAAGCGCTTCGCGTTGAGAAGCGGCTTCACCAAGTTTCACGAGATCGCCAATGGCTGGGAGCGCGACTCCGGGCCCGTTGACGTTGAGCTTTTCGAGCTAACCAAAGAAAGATTCCTGGGAGCAAACACATGCCAGCCGTAGCAATCGGAGCGGTCGTATCCGCTGGGTCTGCATACATGCAGAATCGCGCACAGAAGAAGGCGGCGAACGCGGCTCAGTCTGCGGCTGGGGAGAGCAACGCCCTGCAGCAGCAGATGTACGAGAACGCGCGCGGCGACCTCAAGCCTTATCAGGACATCGGCTTGACTGGCCTGTCTGGGCTCAATGCGCTGGCTGCAGGCGACTACAGCGGGTTCCAGAACAGTCCCGACTACATCTATGCGCGTGATCAGGCTCAGCAGGGCATTGAGCGCGGTGCAGCGGCACGAGGCAGCCTCTACAGCGGCGGAACCAATGTGGATCTGGCAAATGCCCTCAACGGCATCGCTTCCCAGAATTTGGGCGGCTACCGAAACATGCTGGCTGGCCTCGCAGGGATGGGCCAGAACGCATCGGGGATGATCGCCGGAGTCGGGCAGAACAACGCCAATGCTCAGGGCGGAAACAATTGGGGCGCGGCCAACGCCGCAGGCAACTCCGCCATCAACCAGGCCAACAACTGGAGCCAGCTTGGTGCGGGTCTGGGTGGCTTGGCGAACAACTGGCTGCAGCAGAACGCGGCAGGGCGTCAGAGCTCGTTCACGCCGTCCAACAGTCTTTGGTCGGGGCAGGCATCGACTGGCGCCGGTAGCGCCTACAACCTCGGCAACAACCTCAACAATCTCACTGGCTGGAGGGCCTGATGGCTAACGCACTCACCGGCAACTTTGGCCCTCTGGCTGCCATCGACTACGTGCAGCAGCAGGGCGAGATCGGGCGCCAGCGCGGCCAGCAGAACCGGCTCAACATGCTGGCCGGGCAGTCCTACTCGGCTACGACTCCGCAGGATCAGTCCTCGCTGCTCGGCCAGATGGCGACCATCAACCCGCAGGCGGCCCAGGCCCAGCAGCAGCAGTTCCAGGGGCAGGAAGATCGCAACCGCAAGCTGGTCTACAACGCCGCTCGCTACCTCAAGGGCGCACTCGACCGGCAGAACCCTGCCGAGATCGCCGGGGCATGGCGTGCGGTCCGTCCGGGCCTGATCAACGCTGGCCTCGCGACCGAGCAGGAGCTTTCCCCCGAGTGGCAGCCGGACTACGCCCAGACCGTGCACCAGGCGCTGGCGATGGGGGAGGGCGGCAGTAGCGATGTTGTCCAGTCTCAGAAGATTGGCGAAGACGGCTTCATCTACAACACTTTCCGCGACGGTCGAATCGTCAATACAGGCGTCAAGGCCGACCGACAGGCATGGTTCCGCGACCAGCCGGGCTTTGAGCCGGAGATCATCAACAAGGATGGCTCTGTCAGGGCGCTTGGGTCTTCGGGTGGCGCAATGGCCCCGTCTCCTGCAGGACAGGGCGTGTCGGTTGGAACAGGCGCAGGTGCTGTCCGAATGAACATCGAAGGTATCCCCGCTGCACAGCAGCAGCGCATGGCGCAGACCGCATCTTTGATGCAGCAGGCTGGATACCCAGAAGAAGAGATCATGGGGTTCCTGCAGAGTCAGCTCCCGCCCGATTCTCCCGGCCTACCGCAGGCAGGGTCGCCACAGCCGCAGGCGATGAGCCGTGCACGACCGACCGCCGCACAAGATGCACAGGCGACCGAGATGGCCCGCCAACAGGTCCAGTTAGCAGCTCTACCGGCCCGTCTGCAGCTTGAGAATGACGCGGCGCTCAGCCGTGCAAGTGGCGAGTCTCAGGTTAAAGCACAGGCAGATAGAGCCGCGACGGAGCGGTCTAACGACAATGCGGCGCGAGTGTATGAGGCAGGTATGGCGGGCGTCTATCAAGGGATGCAGAACACCTCGACAGGTCCAATTGTTGGGCGGCTGCCTGCCCTAACGGACAATCAGCAGATCGCTGAGGGGTCGGTATCTGCAATGGCGCCGGTTCTTAAGCAGATGTTCCGTGCAGCTGGCGAAGGTGTATTCACTGACAAGGATCAGGACCTGTTGATGAAGATGGCTCCGGCACGCTCGGATTCTCCGGCTGCTCGTGAGGCGAAGATGGCAAACGTGGACAACATCGTTCGGGCCAAGCTCAACATGCCGCCGCCGCAGAAGGCTACCAACCCCAAGACGGGTGAAACCCTCTATCTCCGCTTCGGCCAGTGGGTGAAGAAGTAATGGCTACTCCTCCGCTTCCGCCTGGATTTGAGCTGGTTCAAGAGGCTCAGCAGCTTCCGCAGGCCATGGGGGCTACGCCGCCTCTGCCTGAGGGCTTTGTCCTGGATGACGGGCAGGCCCAGCCACAGGCCCAAGGTGCCTACGCGAATCCTGTTCGCTCTCCCGAATCCAGCTCTCTGTTTGGCAAGCTACTAGATCTCGCGGCAGGCCCTTCGCCTCTGCAGGGCAGGACGCCGGAAGAACTGAAGATTGACTATCAGTCCCGTTCGCCCGTTGTTAAGGGGGCCGTGGGTGCAGGCAAGACCATTGATAGCTGGATCAACGGCATCTCCCAGCTGACGGGGCAAGATGTTCCCGGCGCTGGCAGCCAGGGGAATTTCGCTGGAGGTGTTCTTGAAGGGGACGCATCTACAACCGTTGGGAGGCTTATCCCGGAAGTGGCTGCGCTGGCTATCCCGGCAGGCCGGATAGCAAAGATCCCTAGCTTGTTAGGCAGGGTCGGAGCTAACTCAGCAGTAGGTGCTGGACTTGGTGCAATTGGCGAAGCTAACTCGCTGGGCGAGAGGCTGACCAATGCGGGGATAGCGGCAGCTGGTGGCGGTCTAGGCGAACTTGGTGGCAGCGCTCTCCGCGTACTCGGCAACAGAGTCACCCCAGAGATCACTGCGCTCTATAACCAGGCCAAGCGCTTCGGCGTTGAGCTGACTCCGGCGCAGCTGTCGAATAGTCCTTTCGTGCAGCGTGCTACCAACCTTCTGCGCAGCATGCCGCTGTCGGGAGCCAATCAGGCATGGGAGCGGCAGGTCGGCCAGTTCAATCAGGCTGTGTCGAGGGAGTTCGGCGAGAACGCCCCCAAGATCACCCCGGAAGTGTTCGCTAGTGCCAAGTCCCGCATCGGACAAGAGTTTGAGCAGCTCTCTGCCAATTCCAAGCTCAACATCACGGATGGATTGATGGAACGCCTTGGCGGCCTGCAGCAGGAAGCAGCTGCATTCGCAGATGAAGGTACGGTTCGCGCTGTTGGAAGTGCCATCGATCGGATGTTCCGGCAATCCAAGGACGGCGTACTGCCAGGGCAGGCCTACAAGTCGCTCGATTCAACTCTCGGCAAAATCATGGCGAGCGGTGGCGAGAAGTCGTTCTACATCGGTCAGGTTCGCGATGCCATCCGCGAGGCTATGGATGAGTCCATCGAACCGGCTATGCGCCAGGCTTGGCAACAGGCGCGTGGACAGTACAAGGCACTCAAGACTGTTGAGCCGTTGGTCGCCAAGAGTGCTGATGGCTCGATCTCTCCCGCTCAGCTGATGGGCCGCGTGACAGCCAACAATGCTGGCAAGTCGGCAATGGCATCTGGGCGAGGTGGGAACCTTGGGGATCTTGCGCGGGTAGGACAGGCGATGAAGTCGCCATCCAGCAGTGGCACGGTTGAGAACGCGCTTGCATCGCAGATGGGGAACCCATTCGCGTGGCCGTTCTTGGCAGCGAGAGCCGGTGTCGGCGCTACGGTTGGCCGGGCTGCCAATAGCAACATGCTGGCTCGATTGATGGCAGATCCGCAGACTCGTGGCGCGGTCGTGAACAACCTAGCCCGTCTGGCCGGGCCCCTCGGCATCCTCGCGGCTCCTGCTGCTAGCGCTGCCGTCATGGCCGAGCCGAGGCGGCGTGTGGATGAAGACTGAAGTGTGGTGGTCGCCCTTGGCGGCTTCCTTTGCGGCCTTACGTGCTGCCTTCCGTTCAAGGCGCGCAGCGCGCTTGGCCTCGTAGCGAAGCCGCTTGCGCTCGTCATGGCGTTCGATGGCTTTCCAAACCTTGATGGCAACAGGGGTTAGAAGGGCCACGACAAATGGGGCGATCCAAGGGCTGTAGTCCATCACTTCATCCTGTTGAGGCCAGTCTTTCCCATGCCAGTGAGGATGATGTTCTTAATCACATCCTCCACCGGGATGCCACTCAATTGCGCCGCTCGGGTGATCTCGGCGAACTCGCCATCGCTAAAGCTGACAGTGGCAAAGTTCGACCCATCGGAACGTTCCAATTGGACAAGCTGGATGTGGGCGCCCTCGGTTAGATGTTCCAAGGGGACCCCCAGGCATTCGGCCATTCGGAGCATGATCCCTGGGCGCGGCAATGACATTCCTCGCTCGTACCGCGCAACCTGCGTATGGCTTATGCCTAGAGCGTCTGAGAGGTGTCGCTGGGTGAGCCCAGCACGGAAACGGGCCTCCCTGAGGCGGGCGGCAAAGTCAGCGTGAATGGGGCGGATCTGTTCAGACATGGGGAGAGGATAGACGAGTGTCGTAGTGGCTGCCAAAAACCGCTTGACCAACGTTCCAAAACGTTCCAATATGACGCGCAAGTGCAGTAAGCGTGCTGTGCTAGCAGTCCAACCGTAGAGGGACGTCATGACTAAGAAGGCCGAAGAAATGGTCCCGGTTGGCTACCGGGTGCCCCGCGAGGTGGTTCAGTGGCTAAGGAAGAAGGCTGAACGTGAAGACAGGTCACAGAATTGGATTCTGAACCAGTTGCTCCGGAAGGCGATGACGGAAGAAGTCCGGGGGGCTGCATGAGCAACCTTCAGGAGGTCTCAGAAGTTGTAATTCTGGCTGGCGAACATGTAATGACCGATAGCCGCAAGGTAGCCCCGAGGTTCAGGAAGCGCCACGGCGATGTGTTGAGGGCGTACGACAGGCTTGATTGCGATGAGGACTTCAACCGACGCAATTTTGCGTCCGTTACCTACATCGACGCTAAGGGCGAGATGAGGCGGTCCATCCAGATGACCAAGGACGGTTTCATGCTGTTGGTCATGGGATTCACCGGGCGCGAGGCAACAAAGGCGAAAGTGGCCTTCATCAACGCTTTCAACGAGATGGCCGAGTTCTTAAGTGCGCAGGCGAATGGCGCACTTGCCCGTTGGCAGGTCGCCTATCTTGAATACAGGCATGACCAAGACCATGCGTCTCGGTGCGGGAAGGATCTGGCGATGTGGAGGGCGCGGAAGCTGGTGCATGTGGCCCGACTGGAGAAGCTGGACCCTCAGATAAAGCTTCCTCTAACCGAACGGGCCGAAATAGGCCCTCATTCGACCCTCTGATTCCTGAGGGCAAAAAAAGAAACGCCCCGGCGGCTACCGGGGCGTCTCAGAGTCGACTTCCAGCGAGGAAATCATGGCAAATGCTACTCAGATTGGCATCCGTGTCAAATCACCCGCCTTTAAAGGTTCAGGTCGGATGCGTGTTTTTGCATGCAACAGCGACTCCATGCAGCCCGCTATCAACCCCGGCGAATTGGTCTCGGTGGACACCTCTGTGACTACCTTCAAGGGTGATGGGGTCTACCTGATTGATATGGGGAATTCGCCGCAGATCAAACGTCTTGTCGAGTGTGGCGGAATTTTCGTTAGCTGCGACAACGATAGCTATGGAAAGCCATTCCCGGTTCCGCCAGGAACCGTGATCCACGGCATGGTGTGTTCGAGACAACGGATAGACAGATTCAACTAATAACCAGCCCCGCTTCGGCGGGGTTTTTTTATGCCCGAAGCCCGCCCAGCGCGGGCTTTTTCTTTGGGAGAGCCCATGAGCGGACGCTTCTACGACCCGAATCCGGTCTACTTCGACCTGCTGAGCAACCAGCCTGTGGCTGGCGGGTTCCTGCAGTTCTACAACCAAGGCACCACGACCCCGAAAATGACGTGGTCGGATCAGGCGCTGACGATCCCGAACGCCAACCCGGTGCCGCTCGACAGCTCAGGCCGGGCAAACGTGAACATCTGGCTCTCTGGGTCGTACTCGGTGCGGCTGACGGATAGCCTCGGCGCCGTGATCTGGACGCGGGATGTGAACGACGGGTCCGTTGGCAACAGTGCTTTCCCGACCCTGGAGGCGGGCAAGTTCCTGACCAATGACGGCTCGGTGGTGCAGTGGGCCGAGATCCTGCAGCTTCCGGACCCAACTGGAGCCGATGGCAAGGTCCCGGTAGCAAACGGCGGCGTCTACGTCCTGCAGTCCTTCCCGACCTATCCGACTGTGCCGGTTGTCACGGGCAGCGCAATCAAGATCGGCGACCAGTTGTTCCAGCGAGGCACCGGGAGCATCCCCGCCAGCGGGACCAAGGTGGCTAACACCACGCTCAACTTCCCAACTCCCTACGTAGAAGCTCCGTACTGCACGGTGGGGATAAATCGCGGGAGCGGTGTGGTGGCAGCTGGCTTCATCGGGTGCTTGGGCTGGACTGCCAGCACCACGCAGCTGACCATCAGTTGGGACCTGAACATCGTTCAGACCGGCAGTGAGTACAACCTCACCAGTCCGATCCCGATCCAGTGGAGCGCCATCGGCAAGGTAGCCAGCTGATGGTCAACCGCTTCCCTGGCGAGCAGCCGCGCTTTGATCAGCCGGTAGTTGACCAGTCCGGACGCGTCACGCAGGCATGGGCGAACTACTTCCTGCGGCTGGCGTCCGTCGAGTCCGACGATGAACTGCGGGCGCTCTACGAGGCCTTGGCTGCCAGGGTAGCCGCATTGGAGGCAGGCGGAGGCGGCAGCTTCCAGATCCTCGGCCAGCAGTCCATTGCGGTGAACGGCATTCCCCAGCCGGGCCATGTGGTCATCATCACGCTGCAGGGAGACACGGATAGCCCGGGCAATACGGAGTACTACGGCACCGGCCCGACTGGCACAAAGGGCTGGTTCCCAGTCTCCGGCACGATCACGGTCAATGGCGGCGAGCTGACGAAGACCGTCGGCGTCGATGGCGTGACCACGTTCGGCCTCGCCGATGTGGCCGACTCTGGAACCGGCACTCTGCTGGCGACGACCTTCGACGCGAAGGGCCGCAAGATCGGGAGCCGCCCTGCGACGATCACCGGCACCACACAGCAGATCAACGTCGCCAATGGCAATGCGGCGGCCGGCCTGCCGACCCTGTCTCTGGCCCCGGAGGTCCTGGCGGCGTTGGCTGAGGCGGTGACTGCCCTGCAACCCAGCGATGTAACCGGCCCGAACAGCGTCAAGGTGACGCCGAACGGATCGGGCGGCATCGTCCTGCAGTTTGAAAACGATCAGGCATCTCCGGCAGCACTGACCGCCTACAGCACCGATTCAACTGGCGCGCGAGGCTGGTGGCGACCGGCCCTGTTTGAGTCCACGGGCGTCATCAACGGCGGTGCCCTGTCGATCAACGCGGGCAACAACGCCCGGTTCGATATGGCACAGGCAGTGATTGGCTACACGGACTGGAGCGTCACTCCGACGCAACCCACCCGGGTGCTTTTGACGGTAGGCCCATTCACCGCCCAGGTAGTGACCAACATCGCCTCGGCGAACGCCACCTATGTCGGCATCCAGATGCCGGGCGGGACCATCGTCCAGCAGACAAGCCCGTTCTCAAACGCTCAGCGGCGCACCATAGCCCAGATCGGCGTACTGGTGCATAGCAACAACGTCAACCTCAACGCGATCAATGATCAGGCGGCCACGATCCGGGCCGGAGTCAACCAGATCGGCGACCTGATGATGGCGGTGGGCCCGCTAAACCTGACGGGTAACGTCTACAGCGCCAACGGCGCCAACCTCAACATCAACAAGACGGGCGGCTCCATCTTCAAGATGGGCTCCAACTTCCAGGCCAACAACCTGGATCCGCACGTTGTCAGCCAGAGCTCGCAGACCGCGCTGACGTTCCGCTACCGGCTGAGCAACGGCACTGAGGGCGCTGACACCACCAACATCAACCCGAACCAGTACGAGAGCTCTCCGGGCGTACTGACCAACATTCCGATCCTCGGCAACCAGTGGCACGTCCAGCGCATCAGCCTGTTCCAGTCAGGGCTGACCAGGATCCAGTACGGGCAGCAGCTCTACGCCAGCGCTCAGGCCGCGATCAACGGCATCACGATTGATTCCTTCAACACCGAGCAGAACATCGCCGAGAACGGGATCCTGCGGTGCTACCTGATCATCAATCGCGGCCTGCTCGGTCTTCTGGGCAGTGCCACCTTTGCGCCAGTCAGCAAGTTTGGCGCGCTACAGGCAAGCAGCGGGGCAACCCCCGACCACAACAGTCTGCCAGGCCTGCAGGGTGGCACCTCGGGCGAGTACTACCACCTGACAGCCGCTCAGGTCGCGGCTCTTGCCACATACGCCATTGATGCCAATGTGGTGCACAAGACCGGCACTGAGATCATTGGTGGGAACAAGACCTTTAGCGATCTAGTTCTGATCAACAACGCCCTTACAGTGGACCGTGCGGGCATTGGCACCATGTCGCTGACCGCTCCGGGTGGCGCGGCCCCTGGTTTCATCATCAGACGGACAGCCAGTGGATCACTCTACCGCAGCGAGATCCGTGGGCAGGATGGGCGACTCCAGCTTGGTACGAATCCAACTGCAGGAGCCGATACCGCGCCGTCCAAGTTCTTTGAAATTTGGGACGACTCTATTCGTTCCACTGTGGACAACTCCATCTCAGCAGGCACCGCTGCGTTCCGCTTCACCCAGGTTTTTGCCGTCAATGGCGCCATCAACACCTCCGACGCCCGCCTCAAGACCGAGCCGCGCCAGCAATCGGATGCTGAGCGCAAGGCCGGTTCGGAGCTGGCCCGGCTTCCCGCCATCTGGGAGTGGCTGACCGGCGACCGTCTGCATGCGGGTCCGACTGTGCAGGCTGCGATGGCGGTGATGGAGGCTCATGGGCTGGATCCGTTCGCTTACTCCTTCATCTGCTACGACGAGTGGGAGGCTGAGCCGGAGCAGTGGCACGAGTGGGAGGCAAAGGACGCCGTTTTGGACGAC